AGTATAGGACAGCTATTTCAGCACAAAAAATCTTATCGCGCCAAACTACAGACTTTTAGAATTAAACAAATTTTACCTGCTGATGGACTAGGTTGTGTAATAGAACTAGACAATATACCACAAAGATTTAAAGCAATGCGTATGCCTGAAAGTTATGAACTCTATGCGGGAATAATCACGTATAATCATGGCTATATGTTATACGGATACTACGAAGAACCAATTAAGACTACTTGGAGATTAGTTTAATGCCTAAAGCAATAATTAGTAATAGGATTTACATTGATAATCCAGGTGTAGAGCACACTAAAATAATTATGAAAACTCTAACTTATAAGATTCATAAAGATACTGGATCAAAAAAGTTTCAGAGTATAGAAACAATTAAAAATTATAAAATATTACTCAACGGTATTATGTCTATGCCACAAGGCAGACAAGACTTAATACCAGAAGACTATGAAATAATAGATAAAAGAGTTCTTGTTCCTGTTCCTTTTCCAACTGCTCAATTTGAGCTAAGACCAGACCAACAAATAATATATGATGAAGTCACAGACACTTGTTTTATCAATGCTCTTGTGGGCTGGGGTAAAACTTTCACCGCTCTACACATTGCCAAAAAGTTTGGGCAAAAGACATTGGTTATCACCCATACCGCTGCACTTCGTGATCAGTGGATCGAAGAAGTAGAAACACTATTTAAAATGCCTGTAGGTGTTATAGGTGGAGGTACTTTTGATATTGAAGATCATGCTATTGTAATAGGAAATATTCAATCAATAGTTAAACACTTAGACATTTTAGCCAAAGAGTTCGGCACTATAATATTAGATGAAGCACATCACTGTCCAGCAACAACATTTGCACATACAATAGATAGTTTTCATGCTAGATATAGAATAGCCCTTAGTGGCACAATGATTAGAAAAGATGGTAAACACATTCTTTTTAAAGATTATTTTGGCAGTACAATTTATAAACCTCCACAATCTAATACACTACCTCCATTAGTACATTTAGTTAAAACTAATTTAAAATTAAAAACCAACGCAACTTGGGTTGAAAAAATTAATGATTTAACTCAAAATGATAGCTATAGACATTGCATTGCAGATATAGCTAAAATGCATATTGCTAATGGGCACAGTGTTTTAATAGTGGCAGATCGAGTAGAATTCTTAGAGAAAGTTAAAGAATATGTTGGAGAAACGTGTTTGTTGGTTACTGGTGATACAACATTTGAGGAACGACAGTATGCAAAACAACAAATTCTTGCAAAAGAAAAAATGTGTATTGCTGGAAGTAGACAAATCTTTTCAGAAGGAATCTCAATAAATATATTGAGTTGTGTTATTCTAGCAGTTCCTATGAGTAATGATAGTTTACTCGAACAAATTGTAGGCCGTATTATGCGACCACATGAGGGCAAAAGGCATCCACTTGTAGTAGATATGCAGTTTGCAGGATATGCAGATAAAAAGCAAAATACAGATAGGTTAGGGCTGTATTTACGCAAAGGTTGGGAGGTTGTGGCGGTATAAAAAATTTCACTTGCCAAACCTTATCCAAGATGGTACAATATATATTGAGTCGCAACACATGAAACCACTTTTCTTCAATCTTAGTTTGCTAGAAAATAATACTCAATGTGACCCTGTTCAATTAGTTGAGAAATTAAATTTGCATTTTATTAGAAAAACTATTCCAAAAAACCAATATAGTAGAATCAAACCGATTCAAAATTTAAAAGGTAATAGTTTTCTAATAAACCCTGCATTATTATTTCAAGATAAAATTACAGATACGGTATATAAGGCGCAATATATAAGACTAGCGGGGCGTAGAGATTACGCTATATATAAATACTACGGCCACAAATATCTTGATCTTTCATACTATTCAGATATAAACCTAGATACAATAAAAAACAATCCGCTAATAAAAATCACAGAAAACAAAATTTATTTTAAATACGAGGAAATAGAAAATGGCACTTAGCTTTAAAAACACAAAAGGTAAAGCTCAATCAAATAAAGTAGAATCATACGAGTACAAAGACGGTGAAAATACTGTACGTTTAGTCGGTGGGGTTCTACCAAGATACATTTATTGGCTAAAAGGTACTAATAATAAAGACATTCCAGTGGAGTGCTTGGCTTTTAGCAGAGAAAAAGAAAAATTTGATAATGTAGAAAAAGATCATGTTAATGACTACTTTGCAGAAGCAAAATGTAGCTGGAGTTACTCAGTAAACTGTATAGACCCTAAATCGCAAAAAGTTGTTGCACTCAATCTTAAAAAGAAATTGTTTGAGCAAATTGTAACAGCAGCTGAAGATTTGGGTGATCCTACTGATTATGATACAGGTTGGGATGTAGTATTTAAACGCGTTAAAACAGGCCCACTAGCATTTAACGTTGAGTATACACTACAAGTTTTGCGTTGCAAACCACGTGCATTGACCCCTGAAGAACGTGCTATGGCAGATGCGGCTAAATCTATTGATGAGAAATTTCCTCGTCCCACCGAAGCAGATGTAAAAGCATTACTAGAAAAAATTACTAGCAATGTTGATGAAGATGAAAGCACAGATAGTGCCGAGTCTGAAGCTGTTAAAGAATTAGGTTAATCCAAAAATAAGCCCGCTAAACACTTTGCTTAGCGGGCTTTTCTGTCTTATAAAGGTAATATGAAAGTACTATTTACTGCTGACGTCCATATTAAATTGGGTCAGAAGAACGTACCTGTTGATTGGGCTAAAAATAGGTACAATATGCTTTGGGCACAGTTAAAAGCCCTACAAATAGAATGCGATATGTTTGTAATAGGCGGAGATGTATTTGATAAACTTCCTAATATGGAAGAACTAGAAACTTATTTTGATTTGGTTAATAACTGTACAATTCCAACAATTATTTATGCTGGAAATCATGAAGCAGTTAAAAAAGACACAACTTTTTTAACAAATTTAAAACAAGTTACCAATAAATTAAATCCGCAAGTAGATATTATAGATGATTATTGTAAAATAGAGAATATGGATTTTATTCCTTACAATAAACTAAAACATTTTGAAAAAGATCCGTACACTGTTCAAGGCGATATTTGTTTTACACACGTTCGTGGAGATATTCCACCACACGTTAAAGCTGAAGTTGATTTGACAATATTTAAAAACTACAAATGTGTTTTAGCAGGCGACTTACACAGTTATGAAAACTCACAACTTAATATACTTTACCCTGGAAGTCCTTGCACAACTAGTTTTCATCGTAATAACGTTGATACAGGTGTTATCGTTTACGATACTAATGCTTTTACTCATCAATGGAGAAGACTGGATCTACCACAACTTATTAGAAAAACTGTTGGTGTAAATGATCCTAAACCTCAAACTGATTATGACCATACAATTTATCAAGTTGAGGGTGATATGCAAGAGTTGGGAGAACTAGAAGACAGTGATTTAATTGACCGTAAAATAATTAAACGTGAGTCTGACAGTGCTTTAATTTTAGACCCAGAAATGACTTTAACAGAAGAAGTTAAAGAATATTTAACTTATATATTAGAGTTACCACAACCAACAGTAGACAATATTTTAAAAGAGTTTCAAAACTATGCGGAAAAAATTGACACAGATTAAAGCAACAGTATGGTCTCAAACAAACTGTCCTGCTTGCGTGGAAGCAAAACGACTATTAGATAATCATGCTATTCAATACAAAGATTGTGTTATAGGTTTAGGGTATACTAAAAAAGATTTAATATCACAGTTGCCAGACGCTAGAAGTGTTCCTCAGATATTTTTAAATGGTGAATATATAGGCGGATTACCAGAACTAAAAAGAAAATTACTAGAATATGATCACGATTAAACAACTGCGCTGGAGTAATGCTTTTAGTTATGGCAAAGATAACATAATAGATTTTACACAGTCTCCACTAACACAATTGGTAGGTAGAAATGGTCACGGAAAAAGTTCAATTGCACTAATCTTAGAAGAAGTTTTATTTAATAAGAACAGTAAAGGCATTAAAAAAGCCGATATTCTTAATAGATATGTAAAAGATAAAACTTATACAATTGAACTAGACTTTAATAGAGATGATGTAGATTATACAATTAAAAGTCAACGTGGTACAACACAACAAGTTAAGTTGTATAAAAATAACGTAGATATTAGTGCACATACTGCAACTGCTACATACAAAATTATTGAAGATATTTTGGGATTTGATCACAAAAGTTTTAGTCAAATAGTGTATCAATCAAATGCTAGTAGTTTAGAGTTTTTAACAGCACCTGATACTGCTAGAAAAAAGTTTTTAATTGAAATTTTGAATTTAAGCAAATATACTCGTGCAGCGGAAATATTTAAAGAAGTCAGCACACAGTTAGCTAAAGAAATTGCAAGTGCACAATCTAAAGTTACTACAGTTAATAGTTGGTTAGATAAATATGAAAAAGCAGATTTAACTACTAAACCAACTTATACTGTACCAGAACTAGATCAAAGTACTGTAAATTTAATTAGTAAACTACAAGAAAAACTAAATACATTGGACGCAACCAATAAAAAGATTGAGCAAAATAATACTTATAAAAAGTTGCAATCAACAATAACTTTAGTCCCAGTACCCAAACAACCTGAAGAAGGTATTGAGGAATATCAAGCACAAACTAGTAAATTAGACAAAACTGTTTTAGATGCTCAAAATTTTATTAAAAAGATGAGATCATTGCACGGTACTTGCCCTACTTGTTTATCAGATATTGACGAACAAAAAGTTACTGAATTAATTAATGAAAAAATAGAAGAAGCTAATACAGCTGCTGGTTCTATTATTGAATATGCTCAAAAAATTAGTGTAATTAAAACTCAGAAAACAGCATGGCAACAAGCACAAAAATCTCAAGAAGATTGGGAAAAATATCATGCACTTATCAATACTGAATTACCAGATCAATTATTAGATAAACAAATAATTGATGGCGAATTACGAACTTTAGAGTTAAACATTACTAGTTTAAAGAAACGAATTCAAGAAGCCGAACAATTAAACAAAGAAGCAAATACCCATAATACTAAAGTAGAATTATTAAACAAACAACTAGGAGAAATGCAAGCTGAATTAGATGTGTATAGTAATGATTTACACAACTTATCAGAGCGCATGAGTGTTATAAATGTTTTAACTAAAACATTCTCAACAACTGGTTTAGTAGCTTATAAAATAGAATGTTTAGTAAAAGATTTAGAAGAAATTACCAACAAGTATTTAGTTGATCTAAGTGATGGTAGATTTCAAATTGGATTCAAAATCTCTGCTAGTGATAAACTTAATGTTATAATCACAGATAATGGTAAAGATATTGAAATACTAGCCTTAAGTGGCGGTGAGAAGGCTAGAGTTAATGTGGCTACATTGTTAGCTATTAGAAAACTTATGCAAACTTTGTCTAGTTCAAGAATCAACCTCTTGATTTTAGATGAAACTGTAGAAACATTAGATACTGATGGAAAAGAAAAATTAGTAGAAGTGTTGCTAAAAGAAGAACATTTAAACACATTTTTAGTATCGCACGGATTTACACATCCATTACTAGAAAAAGTTAATGTTATAAAACGTAATAATATATCACAAATAGAGGTATGATATGATTGTAGAAGAAATTATTGGTGACGTAACAGCTACCATTATTAAAAATGGACAAACAACTCCATTGTCAGTTGGCAGTGAGTTTAATGATCATGAACGTAATAGTGTTACTGTAATAGGTACGGGCAAGATTGTGGTTAGAGTTGATCAAAATTGCACAATTGAAATTCGTGGTGTTGAAGCCGCAGTTGAAGAAACACCAGTTGCAGTTGCAAAATTACCAAAAGCTAAAGTAGTAGCAACTGAACCTGTTCCAGAAACTCCAGTAACTGAGTAATGGTTGATAGCAGAGCTAAAGGTGCAAGAACAGAAACTGTAGTACGCGATTTATTAAAAAAGCATACTGGCTTAGCTTGGGAAAGAGTTCCTGGATCAGGAGCTCTTGATCCTAAACATGGGCTAAAGGCAGATTTGTACGTACCTGGTAAAACTAATCTTTTTGCGGTGGAAGTAAAAGGTTATGCCGAAGACCACTTGACAAGTCAAATATTAACTGGTAAGAATCCTCAATTATTAGAATTTTGGAAACAATCAGTTAGACAAGGCCATCAAGTAAATAAATCACCGCTTTTAATATTTAAGTTTGACAGATCTAAAGTATTTGTAGCATTTGAAGAAATGCCAACTGAAACTTTTAGATATATGTTTATTCAATGTGATGGATTTGAGTTTTTTGTTTCACTACTAGAAGATTGGTTGGTAAATGAGAAACCTGAATTTGTAACTTGACACAGTTGGTTAAACGTGTTAAAATAATTAATTAACAAAGAAAATACTATGTCAAAAACATTCGAAAAACTAACTGAACAACAAAACACATTATTAATTGTAGACTCATTAAATTTAGCTTTTCGCTATAAACATACAGGAGCTACAGATTTTGCTGAAGACTACCTACGTACCGTTTTAAGTTTACAAAAATCTTATAAAGCATCACACGTTATTATAGCAGGTGATCAAGGTAGTAGCAGCTATCGTAAAGCTATTTATCCTGAATATAAACAAAACAGAAAAGATAAATTTGCTGAACAAACAGATGCTGAAAAAGCAGCTTTTGAATTATTTTTTGAAGACTTTACCAAAACACTAGAACATATTCAGGAAAATACAGAGTTTCCTGTTATTAAGTTTCAAGGTGTTGAAGCAGACGATATAGCAGCCTATATTGTAGGTAAAAAATCAAAATTGCCCATTGATGATATTTGGTTGGTATCAAGCGACAAAGATTGGGATTTATTAGTACAACCTGGAGTATCTAGATTTAGTTATGTTACGAGGAAAGAGACGACAATTGAAAATTGGCGAACACACTACGACTTTGAACAAGAAGATTATATTAGTATTAAATGTCTTACTGGGGATAGTGGGGACAACGTGGCTGGTGTTCCTGGTATTGGGCCTAAACGAGCAATTGGTTTGGTTAACGACTATGGCAGTACCTATGACATTATTGCAAGCATCCCTATTAGTGGCAGATATAAGTACATAGAAGCACTTAATCAATGTAAAGATCAACTTGAACTCAACTATAAATTAATGGACTTAGTTACTTTTTCGGAAGATGCTATTGGTCTAGAAAATTGCAAACAAATAGACAACTTATTGGAATTATATTTAAAATGACATCATTTATGACAGGAACAACTTGTATAAACGCTAGTGGTAGTTTTTGCATGAGTTATAACTTAGACTGCTTAGTAAGTCCAGGTGCTACTCTGCCACAACGGGCACACCCAACAGATGCAGGTGCTGATTTATTTGCATGGTTTGAAGATGAAGAACTTGATTTTGTTGAAATTGAATCAAACAAACAAAAATTAATTGATACTGGTATAGCCATCAAAATTCCACATAGCTTTGCAGGCTTTGTATATAACAGATCAAGTCAAGGAAAAAAGGGAATTGTTATCCCTCATAGCGTAGGCGTGATTGACACGGATTATCGCGGAACAATCAAAGTATTGTTAAAAAATACAACAGACCAAACAATTAAAATTCAACGAAAAGAAAGAATTGCTCAATTAGTAATTCAACCTGTTCAACTAGTAGGATTTAGAGACGTTTGGAATGATACACAACGAGGTACTGGCGGGTTCGGCAGTACAGGAACATAAAGGGAAATATGCAACCATCAACACGAGCGCAAGTAATTACGCGTAGAACTTATAACCGTCCAACATCAGATGACGGCAAAGAATTTGAAACATGGCAAGAAACAGTTGCCCGTGTTATAGACCACCAAGAATGGCTGTGGCAGCGAGCAGTTGACAGAGATTTAACTGATGAAGAATATGCAGAACTTTACGATCTAG